ATAGAAACAGTCATACCTTCATTTACTTCTTTACCTTCTAAGATAGCAGTTAATTGCTTATCCCATGATTCAAAAGCAAATTCATCTAGTACATCGCTATCTTTGAAAGTTTGACCAAACGCTTTGAATGTATCGCCTGGCTTACGGGCTTGTTGCTTCATGTATTCACCACGACCAACTTCCATCATATCATCTTCTTCTAATCCATGAGCACCGTAACTAGCCATTGTGTCAACTACATCATGTTGTGATTCTTCACCGACATAACCTAAAATAGGTTGTTGACCATAGCACTCATCAAGACCACACTTGTAACCTTCATGATACTGTCTTGCTTCTTCCATATCATCATGGCGACAGTTATATGCTTGTTTGCTTAAACCATGTGCCTTACCTTCATGATAGGCTGCTTTTAAGTGATGGTCTCTACCTTCTTTAACAGCCTTCTTTTTCTTGTCGGCTGCAGCCTTTTTCATAGATTCTTTTGTATTGCCGTCATTGTCAATATCAGGGAAATCTGGCTTAGCGGCTTCTTTAACTGTTTTCTTTTTCATATCGTATTCAATGTCCTTAGCAACTTTTTTACCCGCACGTTCTGCTTTATTATCCTCAGCACTGCGCTTTTTACCATGTATGCTATCTTTTACTTTTTCATCATACTCAATATCTTTAGCTACTTTCTTGCCTGCTTTTTCAGCCTTATCATCTTTCTTTGCTGCTGCATCGGCTTTTTTCTTTGCTTCGCTAATAGGACTCATTAAACTGTCATTTGGAGGAATATCAGCCTCGTCAGTTTTTTTACGGAACTTACCTAAAGTTTTTGCAAGATTTGCTTGCTTTTCAGTACTAGCAGGATAATCTTCTTTATTAGATAATACTTTACTAGCAAATGAAGATGTACTCATTCCATGTGATTTTGCTTTTTTAGTGAAAGCACCTGGATGCTTGATAGCGCCTTTGATCCACTTTTCATTACCTTCTTCCATATCTTCTTCATCTAGTGGCTGAGTTGTACCAGGCTTTGTTAATTGTACTTGCCCTGTGTTAACTAAATCACCTAATTTTTTAACTTGGTCTGCTGAACCTACAGCAATAGTTTGACCTGTTTGTGTAGTCATTGTTGCAGGAGGCTTTTGTCCAGCAGGCTGGCCTGGCTTTACCATTACTTTCTGTGAAGGACTAGGTGCAGTAGCAGTTGATGTTGTGGTAGCAGTATTTTCTGCTAATACGCTTTCTACTCTTTCAACCCAATCTTTTAAACTTTTCTTTTTAGTAGCGCCTTCTTCTTTATCTTGAGGAGATTTATGTACTGTACCTTTTTTACCTGGTAATGATTTAGGCATTTTACCAATCATAACACTTTGTAGGTCTTTTGCACCAGAGTATCTATCTTTAGTATATGCTTCTCCACCTGCTTTCTTGGGACGACCACGACCACGCTTCTCTGCGCTAGAAGAGGTATCATCATCAGGATCTTGATCAGGATCACCTAACTCATCTGATGTTTTTCCATACTTACCTATTTTACCAGCAACTGGTGTGCCTCTTTTCATATTAGGCTTATCACTAAAATCACCAGTCTTACCTACACGGTATGATGGTGAATAGCTTGCTTCTTTAGCCTCATTAAGCTGAGCCATTTTTGATAATAAATCTTTCATGTCCATTTTTGTGTTCCTTATCTATTGAACTTAGCGCCAGTCGCTGGTTTATTTGGTCTAGTAATCTTACTCATTGGGCTATTGTCGCCCCTAGGATCTTGAGGTATAACTTTGAATGGATCAAATGCTGGTTGAGTTTTTTGTCCTGAATAAGGAATATCAATTTCATTATCCTTCATTTGATCTTTAATGCTTGTCAAATATGACTCGCCATATGCTTTGCTAGCCTCTTTACTGCCTGGTGCTGAACCCATTTCGTTTTTAGTCAATAATGGGCTTTCTTTCATTTGGTTAGCATACTCATCTGATTCTGTATTAATACTGTCGTTATAATCAGTATTAACTAAACGAACCATATCAACATTATATCCACACAACTGTGCTATTTGTTGAACCATTGGTTCTGTAGCTGGATATCTAAATTTACATTTGATAATAGTTACAGATTGATTGCTTAAATTAGGAAAACCATATGGATCTTTTTGAATAGGCGTGGTTGTAGGAGCACTGATATCGATAGGATCAAACTTACTTAGATTGTACTTGAATAAATCTAAGAAGTTTTTATCAACATCACCTGCAATTTTAATCGTGCAGTTATATGTATGCACACTTTCAGTAATATATTTTTTAAGGCTTTTCATTGCATGTTCCCGTATCTAGTATTTATCATTCATCATTCTTTTTAGCTGCTAGAATTTTTAACAACTCATTTCTATCAAGAGCCTTACCTTCACCTAATGGAGTATTTGCTATTTCTTCTACGGCAGGATTGGTTTTGTGGTCTAATGCAGCTTTCTTTAATTGTAATTCTATCATTTTAAGTTTCTTATTAATTTTAGCTGTCTTAGCAGTAATGGCATGATTTAACATGTTACTAGCTACGCTAAATATTTCACTGCTAAATCTGCTATCTACTTGCATACCTAAGTCCATAAGGTCTTTATAACTATTAGTAGCTAAATCAGCTAGACTGTCCATTTCAATATCAGCAACTTCTAATCCTCTTACTTGAGGTAAAGCATTTTCTATTTTTTCTAAATTAGTTAACGCTTCTTTAGTAACTTCTATTGCATTTTCAGGAATAGGTTTAGACAGAGATTCAATCTCTTCTTGTGGCAGTTCAAATAATTCTTCTAAACGTTTGGTCATAATATTATTTAGTCAGGTTTGGTTACCATTTCTAAATAAATCGGATTCAGTAATTACTCTAAATGTATATCCTTGACTTTTACAATATCCCATAGCCGCTTGCCACTTAGCATGATTTATAGCAACAACCATTCTATCTTTTGCACTGGCTGCTTTACTTTCTATAATACTTTGTTTTTTAGGTTTAATTTCTACAACTTCTGCTATTTTCTTGCCGAACTTATTTTCATAGACTACAAAAAAATCAGGAACATAGATAGTTGGTTTACCTGTGAATGGGTGTTTATATGGAATTCTTAATGCTTCACTAGCCCAGTACAGTACATTATTGTTACTGTCACAAAATGTCATAAATGTGAGTTCCCATCCTGAACGATATTTAGGAGTATGTTTTCCTATATATTTTTGAGGATTTTTAGGAGTATAAAACCCTTGTGCCCATTTCCCCATATCATTGTACTACATTTCTCGCTACAGGTTGATTGGGTCTAGGCACAACACTTACCCCATACAAAGAAGTTTTTGATTTCAAACTGTTTAGGTAATAACAAATAATTTTATTCATTTGTAATTTATTACCGCTGCCCTGTATTTCGTCTAATAAATCTAATACATTTAATCCTGTTTCAGTTGCTGCCCTAAACAAAACTGCTGTAAAATTTTGTGCTATAGTTTTAGTTTCACATACGCTAGTGAAGTATCCATATACAATATCAAATTGGTCTGCACCAACTCTTACATCAGTAGAATAAAAAGAATCAAAAATTCTAATAGTTTGATCTAAATTGGATCTGTTATCTATTATTCTAGCCACTTGTTCCACCTATATATGTTACTTGTGAACCTGCATAAGGATATTCACCAATTCCTTTGGGAGATTGTAGTGCTAGCATTGTAGGATAACCGGCGCCTGGATTAGGTGTAGATTGACCAATAGGATATAAAGTAGATAAGTTTCTATTATAATTTGGATTATTTCTTAATGCTACTGATAATCCTGCCACAGATTGCAATGCATCTGAAGTAACTAACCCTGGTGTTTTTTGATAGTTATAAGCTACATTTGGATTGTTTAACGACATATTATACCTTTCTTAATATGGACTCATAAATCCACCAGCAGGTGGAATGTAAACACTTTTTCCTGCAACAGGTCTATTATTACCTTTTGGTGTAACTGGACTTAGTATCTTATCATATGAGCCGTCTAAACCAAATCCTTGAACAATATTACTCGGAGTTTGACCATCCATAGCGCCTGCATTATAAACTACTGTTTCATATCCTAAATCCATTTGAATATCCATTGTACCACCACCTTCTGAATAATTGTAGGTATCATGATTTAATGAATTAATCATTGGATTAATTAATGTATATGCAGTAAACTTATGTTGGTTAAATCCAAATATAGTTATATTTTTGAAGAAGGGTACTTTAACTAAACTAGGATTAGGACTTTCTCCCCAATAACCCCAATTATTATTCCCAACAATATTATCTGTGTTTGTGTAAATGTTTCTATAATTATAATTAGCATCTGTGGCTGCTTGCACAGATCCACCGTTATCCGTAGTTGGTCTAGCAATTCCACCTCTAGCACCTTGAAAAACAGCACCAAAATTTGAACCATCTTTATAATAATATGTATAATATGCATCCCATAATTTGGTAATCATATTATTACTATCATCGTGAAAATTAATAGTAACAGGATTATATTTAATTTTAGTCTGTACGATTCTTTTTCTATTATATTGATTCATGTCAACAGTGTTTATTTGATAGCTAGGCAATTTAACACTTTTAACTAAAAGACCAAAATTAGCACCAGTATTTATATTCTGATCGTATGCTGTTTGGTTAACATCAAAATATACATGAAATAAAAATTTAAGTTTAGGTGCTCGTTCATAAACACCTGTTCTAAATATTTTTGCTGCGTGTTGAGCATCACGCAGATTTGCACCTGAAGCAGAATAGGATTTACCGTCATTAGGAGGACCGGGAGCCCCGGTCCTTCTTTGTAGGTTTTGCCCGTTAGAGTTAGCCATGCGTTACCTCTTAGGCTACGCTGGTAGCTGTATCTGTTGGGTTTCTCTGTTGCTGTGCAGTCTGTCCTACGCCTTCTTCGACTCCGTTGTATCCTGTTTGGATTGCGTTGTCGTATTGTATGGTTAATGCTATTCTAACGTCTTCGTTAGTACCATAGTTGACAGTGTTATAGTTAACTGATTCTAAGAAACATCCAACTAAATACCATGTTTCAAGTACTTGGGGTACTGCAACTCCATTACCACCGTCTAAAATTTCTAAAGTCATTGAAAACTTATAGTCACTTGCTGACGCAGCACTGGCTTGTTCTGCCATGTCTAATTGCTTTTGAACCTGTGCACCAACTGATCTAGATACTGCACCTGAGGCATCGTCACGAATGTTAGCAGTCATGGTCTGCCATGTATGCTTACCTGCCATGAAAATGGTAGAGTTGTATACTGGTAATGTAATCTTAGCGAACGAAAGGTTTGGTCTAGAACAATCAATAACTTGTCTTGTTAATTCAAGTCCATCATTATCACCAAAGTTAAAAAAGTTTAGACGGAATCTAAACTGTAACTTTGGCATCAACAAAGTTTGATTACCATTATTGGTATCGCTTGCTGATAGATTAACTAGTGTTTGTGAGGCTATCGCCATTTTAATTTCTCCTGTTAATATTATTTATCTTTTATTAAGGGGCATTTCTGCCCCTTAATCTTCTTATAGTGCTGCTAACTCACCTGTATTCAAAATACGAACTGGGATGTAGATGAATTCAGCTGCCTTAACAGGCTCAATCGCAACGTCTACCCAAAGCTCATTTCTATCAATTCTAGCAGGAGTGTTGTTTGACTCATCACACACAACTAGATAATCATAGATACCACGTTTTGCTTGTAAGTCAAGCATTAGTGATGTTACTGAGTTTGCAATTTGACCTCTAGTAAATGCATCGTTAGGTTCAAAGACAAACGGACGAGCCGCAATTGTCAATTGACGACGGATGTAAGCAATCAATCTTGCAACGTTAGTTCTATCCAATGCACTTGATGAGTCAAAGCTTGTCTTATTACCATAATTCAACAAGCCATTTCCTGTAAAGAATACCATTGGATTGATAAAGTTAATATATAAAACATCACGAATTCCTAATCTAGTTTTAATAACTTGGAATTCACCAGTTGTTCTATCTACATAACCAATGTTTGCTGCATTATCAATAACACCTCTTCGTGTACCTGCTGCTGCTAACCAAGGATAAGCAATATTATCATTGCGTAAGAATGTGCGTAGCATCATATGTGATGATGGAACTGCAACTTCGTTACCAGATAAATCAAATGCTATTCCACTTGGATAGAACAAGCCTAAGTAAGTATTGCGTGTTACACAACCTTCTTCACCTGTACTTGTAGCACCTGCTGCGTTTGTCGCCCATGCTTGAATATCAGTAGCATTATCAGGTAACCCTAATGGTGTGTCACCTAATATGTAACCTGTTTCACCACGATCGGCGTTTAGTACGACCATGTTAGGTTGTAGTTCAGGATAGTTAGGAGTAGCCATTAGGTTGAAGAAGTTATCTTCATCACGGATAGCTTGATTAGTATCAATTGTAGAGCGTAATGATTCTACAACCATTGCTCTCTGTGCTTTACGACCCATATATGGACTACCGTTAGACTGTAAGCCACTTGATGATACCCATGCATCTGTTTGAGTAGGTAATGTTTCTCCAGGGAAACTAGCTGAGTTAAAATAGTTAACTTTGTATTGCTTAACATTGTAACCTGAACGGCGTGTGTTGAACAATAACATTCCTACTGGATATAGACTTGAGCTTGGTGCATCTAAATCTAAATAATCACTACTTAACAAACTTGCTATTGTTGGAATAGGATCATCTGCTGGATTCGTATTATCGTTAGTTGCCCAACGAGCATCCGCAAATACTATACCAGTACTATTAACTTGATCTGTATTATCTATTAGAACCCATGTATCTGTACCATCAACTGATTGCCAACGAGAAATGACAGGATAATCTTCTAAGTTAGTAGTGTTAACCCATATATCACCATATTCCAATGCTGTTCCATCACTTTGTGTAGTTGGCTCAGTTGGACTTACTATTGGCCCAGCTGGATCAGTAGTATTACTACCTGTTGGAATTGGGAAACCATTGGAATCATAGTTAATCATTTTATAGCCTACCCAACCATCAACTGGGATATTTACCATAATATCAACTTGGTTAACAACACTGTAGAACCAATTTGTATTGTTAGCAGGAGCTGCAACAGGGGCACCTTCGTTTGCTGTATAAGTAAATTCAGACCAATTGCTTAGTTGCACCGCAAAATCTATATTTGGAGTGCCAGACACGTAAGTTACTTCAGATAAGCTTCCGCTACCTCCAATTGCTGTAACTTTTAAAACTAAGTTATTTGCAGGAGTAGCTCCCCCTAGATTAGCCCCTAAAACTGTAAGTGTGTTGCCCACAACATAACTAGTTCCGCCCGATGCTGTGATATCAACATAGTTACCACTAATTATTGAAACATTTACTACACCACTCGTACCTGCTCCACCGGTAACCGCGACGTTACTAAATGATGTTGTTATAGGAGATCCATATTTAACATTAGTATCACCGATAACAAATCCAGCTTCGGTTATCAATCCAGAAGAAACTCCTGTTGCAGCAATTACATCATTAAGAACAATCTCACCACCTTCAGTATGTGTTAATTGTATTGCACCATCAGTTGTTACACTAGCAGTAGTATAATCAATACCAGCCGCTGACCATGCTGTAACAAAATCAGTAGCATCAGTATTATCACCTAAAGACATAGTATAACCACTAGACAGGGATGTACTACCTGGAATAGAAACATAAACTGTTAAAGTATAGGGCCCGGCTGTAAATGATGGGCTAGTATTTGTGCCAGTAACTACTGTAGGACCTGTTGCATATCTTTCCCATAAAAATAAAGGACTAGGTCTTAACGTATCGTTAAATTGATATTGACCATACACTGTTCCTGCAGGAATAGCTTGACCACCGGTAGCATCTAGTGCTGCTGAAGCAGCCCAGTCACTTGTAGCTAATGATACATTTCTATTTACCCAAGATGCTATGGTAGAATCCCATTGAGAAACATATGGCTGTAGTCCAGTACCGGCTGATCCAATTTTCATCCACACCGAACCAGTAGGACGAGGATAAGTTTGTCCAGTTTGCCATAAAGGTTGTTGTGCTGAAGTTCCTGATTCCAGTAAAGGCTGATAATAGTAACCCTCAGCAATTCCCATATCGTCAAGAGCAGTACCACTGTTATTTGTGATACTGACATATTGTGGATTATCATCTATGTATTCAGTGCTTTTTCCAAATATACAAAGTTTTCCACTTCTTACAGAAGCAGACATATTTCCCCAACCCAAAGCATTGATTGCACTTGCAACTCCGGAAACTGTGCCATTACCACCTCCAGCATCAGGAACAGTAATAGTAACATTAGAACCATCGGATATAAGAAGATCAAATGTGTCGCCTGCGTTTAATACAGGATTTGAAGCGGTACCTTGAATTGTGGGCCAATCTGCTTTCCATGCAGAAGAGCCAATAAATGTCCAAGTATTGCTACTAGTCTTGTAAAAGAATTGTTTTGCAGAAGTTGGAGTCCCGGTTAGTTGATTAGCTATTACTGCGTAGTCGCCGATATTACCTATACTGTTAACAGGGGATCCAGCACTTATATAAGCTTCATCAGTAATAACAATAGGATTTTGTAGTGTAAATTGTCCAGTTGTGGCATTAAACTGATATATGCCCCAAGTTGAAGTGGTTGTATCTAACCACCATGCACCATTATCAGGGGCACCAGTTGGACGACCTGTTTGACCTACTAAACTAGCTAAATCAATATCAGCTCTTAATACATAACAACGGTTAGTGACACCCAATAATGAGTACGCTGCTAATAAGCCATATTCATTAAGTTCATAACCCTGAATAGGGGTACCTGCGGTTGTTGTATAGAAGAACGGATTGCCATATAATGTAACAAGATCACGCTGGCTTGTTACTTGATATAATTTACCTGCATTTGCTGCTGTAGTAGCAACTGCTACTCCCGTACCAGTTGGATCAGCTTTATTTTGTGCTGTTGCGACTAATACGAAAGGTACGGAACCGGTTGCGGCTGGAAGATATTGACTTTGGTCAACGATTGTAACTTCAACGCCAGGACTTGTTAATGCCATTTTATTTTTCCTTATTGTAAAATTATGAGGTTTACCACCTAGTTTGCATATTCTTATTTATTTTATTTTTTCAAAAACAGCCATTTAAGCGAACCTTCGAAGGTGAAGATATAAATACAACATGACAATAAAAAGGCCTATCTGTAATACTTGCAACAAGAATTATTGTGCTATTAATTACAAAAGGAATGACATAACTCACTACCGTAGTATTTGCGATGGGTGTGGTAAGACTAGGGCTAAGAAAAAACCTAGAATTTATAATTGGGAAAAATCAGGATACAAGAAAAAACCCACATGTGATTTATGTGGGTTTCGTAGTGTATTTCCAACGCAAATTACCGTATTTCATATTGACGGTAATTTAGAAAATATTGTATTAAGTAATTTGCGTAGCATATGTTTGAATTGTGTTGAAGTAGTAAAGAAAAAAGAAGTTACTTGGAAACGCGGTGACTTACAAGTTGACTATTGATTGAATTTTTTTATGTAGGTCATCTATTGTCCCATCATTAGCAATGATATAGTCATACTCTAATCCAACGCTACTATATTCACTAGCATGAATACCTAATTGTTCAAGATGATTTCTCCCAAGAGCCCAGCCTAAATTACCGTTTTCACCTTTATTAAAGTTTATTGCATGTGAATACCATTCAGGGTTAGCACCTCTTTCAACTCTAATAGTAATTCCACCTGCATTTTTAATAGCCCCTACCTCATTGTAGAATCTACAATCTGTTAATACAATATTATCAGCAGAAGTTCTTAATTTGTTTTCTACTGATGCTACCCAAATGTCACTATGAAATGCGTTACGGCAAACTTCTGTTCCCCAATACTGTAGAATCCATCGTGGAGTAAGATGAGGCATGCCTAATCGTTCTGCCCACCATTGATCAACTTGTTCACGCCATTCTCTGCTAGACTTGGTAGTGCCCTCTAGCATTTCACGATCCCAGTTAAATACCGCTGCTACAGCATCTTTTAGAGAAGCGGCAAAGCTTAATCTTTTATAGCCATGAAATGTAGTCAGATAATCTGCTATGGTGTCCTTGCCAGAATTTATCAACCCGGTAATTCCAATGATCATATGGTAAGCTCCTGTAAATATATATTATATTACAGGAGCTTTACAAAATAAAGTATTTAGGTTAACCTTGAATCCAAGTCAATGGCTGAGAATAGTCTTGATATTTTCTCAGATCGTCCAATAGTGCTTCTTGCAACGCTTTGGATTCAGCTTTCATCGCAGTACCATTTAAAGTAGTGCCGCCACCTGGACCAGCAATAGTACCAAATTTTTCGCGGGCTTCTCCAATGATACCTTTTAGAACTGCTAGAACATAGTCACCAATCCAAACTCCAGCACCTGGATCTTGCAATAGAACTTCAACAGGTCTTTGCACATCAGCCCAAACTAATATGCGTTCTCCAGTTCCCTTAAAATCTCTAACTACTCTAAGAACTTTAGTAACTGGATCAAAAGTATAATTGACATAACCACCAAACATTCTTGCTGCCAATTCAACATAACCGGCATAAAAATCATATGTTGCCATGCCACCGGTATAGTTATAATTTAACAAGTAAGTGTTAAGAATAGCACTTGAGAAAGGATCAAAAGATGTAGAACCAGTACCTGTTTCAAGTCCTACTGTTCTACGAAATAGTGCCCTTACATTAATAAATTCTTGAGGTAAGGTGTAAGTGTCTATGTTTTGAATAACCGTCATTAATGTATACGATTCAGCGGTAGCATTTTGTGCCCGCTGACGATATAGTTTAATGGTATAATTGAATGCAGCCTCATAATGCTGAGGATCTAGTTCAATATCTATAATACCATCACCTAATCGTAATCTTAGGTTAGTGAATAATGATTCTTTTAATTCATCTAAGTTTAGATTAGTAGGTGTGGATAATATATTTGCGGTCATTTTTTGTAATCCTGATATATGTTATTTATCAGGATTACAGGTCATTCTCTTTTCTATTCTCGCTTTTAGTTACATCAAATACACCACTTGGATAGCGACTCATCAACTTATCAACATTGCCCTCAATGACTTTATTAGGATCAAAGCCAAGCGCCCTGCAGGTGTTGATCCAGTACCACATGATATCACCTAATTCACGCTCCATATGAAATAGATTTTCCTTGGTTAGTGGCTTCCCTTGAAAAATCATTTTCTTTACGATTTCATTGAACTCACCACACTCAGAACTAAGTCCTAATGCCCCTGTAATTAACAAAGGCATATTAACTTGCGGACCATACTCCTCAATAGAGTCATCCCTATTATCAGACAATTGGTCTAACCTATTAATAAAATCTGTCAAATAATTACTAGGTCTACTAGTAACTGCCTCTACAAATTCGCTATACTTGTTTAAATCTACACTCATTTTTTATCCTTATTAAAATGCTTTTAAAATGACCATGTGTTCGTTGAACCTTCCTGTAGGAGTAACGGACACTGCCTTAATTTCTTTAAAGTATTTACGAGCAGCCGGCTTGCTACCCATAATTTCTTTGATCTGTTCTGCTGGTTTACGCAGTGTTTTACATTCACTTTGGGTAGTATCAAACCCTAATAGCGTATTACCTTTGACAGTAAAGTATTTACTATATTCGTCAGCAATGTAGTGATGAAGTTTACGCCGTGAAGTATCATAAACCCACGCTTCACTTGCACCATGTAGTTTAGTTGGGTGTAAACTTGTTAGATTAAGTTTAGTAGCCGCATCTACAAATTCACGCAAATATTTAAGTTTAGATACTTGCTTTTCAACTGGAACTGCTTTGCGTTTACGAGGAGCTTTGCTAACCTTTTTAACAGTAACATAACTACCGATTTCGCTAAGAACCAATTCAATAAACTTAATAATGTTTTTGATTTGTTGCTTACTCAAATGCATGTAACCTTGTACAAGTTGGTCATCTTTACCTTCTTGTACCTCGGTAAACTCAATGAGTTTTTTATTCCAAGTTTCAACCATGAAACTAACATGCTGAGGCAATACATTCTTTTTAGCCAATTCATCAATTGGGCGGTATGTATGTTTAGTAGGTGCACCTGCTTGAATGAAATCATCTAGCAAGCCTTCCAATTCACCTGCGGCTTCACTAGCCTTTTCCCGCATGATTTCTTGTACATTAGGCCGATTGACAGCCGGCGCCTCAGACTTAACTGGGCCACCTGTGCGGCTAGCCTCTTTGACTTCGGGTTTATAGATTGTATTCAACAACCTACCGATTTCATTGTCCAAGGTCTGTTTTTCATATTCTACTAATACTAGACCACGGAGTGTCATACGAGACAACCAACCAATCGTTGGGATGATTTCGTTGTCAGCAACACGCCTGATAGTTTTAGCTTCAGTAGTTTTGGCATTCAAGTCTAGGTACTGTGCCAAAAATTCTTTGGCGTCTTTCTTGTTATAAAATTTGTTGTACCAATTGAACGCTCGGGATAGTGCTATACCGCGATCATCCTCAGTAGGCTGAATCAGGAACGAAGGCTCTTCACCAAAATATTTGACATCTTCATCCTTGGGGGTCAGACTACGGACCAAACCAACTTCTTCTACGGCTTTCTTGCTAGCTTTCCTAACCATGATCACTCCTGTTTACGATCTATATATCAATGATACACGATCTGCCATTTATTGTCAAGCCTCGTGCATGATAAATACATATATGCCAAGACTTAGCCTCTACCGTTCCAATAAACAAAACGACTATAGATTTTTAGATAGATCCATATCGGAAATGTTAACTGTTGGTGGAACTGATTTATACATACATAAATATTTAGGTCCTACTAATCAAGGTGCAAGCGTTGATTATACTCAACCTGAGTATTCTACACTAAATCCCACTAATATACAAGACCTGTTGTTTTTAGAAAACCGTGATAGAACATACGATACTAGTATATATCGGTTGCGTGGACATTA